GAGTTCAACCACATCGTGGTGCGTAATGCGGTGCAGATCCGCACGTTCGTGACCAATAAACTCATTTTGGAGTCCTCCAACCCCGACGCGAGGGTGCGGATCAGGGCTCTGGAGTTGCTTGGCAAGATCTCTGACGTGGGTTTGTTCACGGAACGCTCGGAAGTGACGGTCAACAACCGGTCTACGGACGACCTGAAGTTGTCTTTGCGTGAAAAACTGGAACTTCTGCGTTCTAGGAACCGTGCGGACGTGGTGGACGTGCAGGATGTCCAGAAATTGGACACCCCCGAGCCAGAATTCACCCATACGGTGCCCGAAACCACCCTAAACGGCTCACTTTTGGACGTGGTGGACGCGGAGTTTGGTGATCTGGGGGTGCAAACCCCCGCAGAAGCCGCCCCAAGCGTAGAAAACTCACCCGAAGCCCAGTAAATGGCCGGTCAGACCCCCGTCTCTGTTATTCCAGACCTTGCAGACCTCTCTGACGAGGATATTGACCTGCTGGTCGAGAACTTGGACAGTTTTGACGAGGACGAGCAGCAGGAGATCATGCAGGTTGCCGAAGCCTTGGCTGATCGGCGCATGGCCGCACGCTGCCGGGACGACCTGATTGAGTTCTGCAAGGCAATGCAGCCGGACTACAAGGTGGGTAAGCACCACCGGATCCTCGCTGACATCCTGATGGGGGTGGCTGAGGGAAGAAAAGACCGGGTGTGCGTGAACATCCCGCCCCGGCACGGTAAGTCCCAACTCGTCTCTATATATTTCCCGGCGTGGTTTATCGGGAAGTACCCCAACAAGAAGGTTCTGATGGTCAGCCACACGGCTGACTTGGCAACCGACTTCGGACGCAAGGTGCGGAACATCATCGACACCGAAGCGTACAGAAAGATCTTTCCAACCGTTACCCTGGCTCAGGACTCCAAGTCCGCAGGGCGGTGGAACACCAACGTGGGCGGCGAGTACTACGCCTGCGGTGTGGGTTCGGCCCTAGCCGGACGCGGTGCTGACCTTCTATTAGTAGACGACCCGCACAACGAACAGGACATCATCAACGGTAACTTTGATGTGTTCGACAAGGCGTACGAGTGGTTCACCTACGGTGCACGTACCCGTCTGATGCCTGGGGGCCGGGTGGCAATCATCCAGACTCGGTGGCACTTGAGCGACCTGACCGGGCGCGTGACCCGGGATATGGCGCAGAACGCAGAAGCCGACCAGTACGAGGTGGTCGAGTTCCCGGCGGTGTTTGAAGGTAGGGACGGCTCGCAGCGGGCGCTGTGGCCAGAGTTCTACGACGTGCCTGCACTGATGCGGACTAAGGCATCCATGCCTCTGTTCCAGTGGAACGCCCAGTATCAGCAGAACCCCACCGCAGAAGAAGCCTCGGTCGTCAAGCGGGAGTGGTGGAACGAGTGGACAAAGGAAGATCCGCCCGAGTGCGAGTACGTGATCATGTCCCTGGACGCCGCTGCCGAGACAAACAACCGGGCTGACTACACCGCGCTGACCACGTGGGGCGTGTTCATGAACGAGGAGAGCACCGGGCCGGGGGCGAACACGTACAACATCATCCTGCTCAACTCTATAAAGAAGCGCGTGGAGTTCCCCGAACTCAAGAAACTCGCCCTTGAGGAGTATCAGGAGTGGGAGCCCGATGCGTTCATCGTTGAAAAGAAGTCTTCGGGTACGGCGCTGTATCAGGAGATGCGGCGTATGGGTTTACCCGTGCAGGAGTACACGCCACACCGGGGTAGCGGAGATAAGTTAGCGCGTCTAAACTCCGTTGCAGACATTGTGCAGTCTGGCCTGTGTTGGGTTCCGCAAACCCGATGGGCTGAAGAAGTCGTGGAGGAGATCGCAGGATTTCCGTTTATGAGCAACGACGACTTGGTGGACTCCACGGTGATGGCACTCATGCGGTTCCGTCAGGGCGGCTTCATCCGTTTGCCTACCGACGAGAAGGATGAGATTCGCTATTTCAAGAGCCCGCGCCGAGCCGGGTACTACTGAGGATTAGTTTATGGCAACCAACTTTGACCCCGCACTGAGTCCCTTGGATCCCATGCTCATGTCTGATGAGCCTGCTGTGGAGATCGAGATCGAGGATCCTGAGAGCGTCAACATCCGCGCAGGTGGGGTTGAGATTGAACTGGAGCCCGAAGACGAGACGGCGGAGGACTTCGACGCAAACCTTGCCGAGTACATGAACGAGGGTGCCCTGGAGACTTTGGCATCTGAGTTGGTGGGTCTGGTGGACGCGGACATCTCCAGTCGCAAGGACTGGTCAGATATGTACGTCAAGGGGCTTGAAGTCCTGGGGATGAAGTACGAAGAACGTGCCGAGCCTTGGCTTGGTGCGTGCGGTGTGTACTCGCCCATCCTGACCGAGGCAGCGATTCGGTTCCAGTCGGAGATGATCACCGAGACATTCCCGGCTCAGGGCCCGGTCAAGACCCAGATCATTGGTGAGGTCACTCGCCAGAACGAGGAAGCGGCGGAGCGGGTTCGTGACGACATGAACTACCGCCTGACCGACGAGATGATCGAGTACCGCCCGGAGCATGAGCGCCTGCTCTACAACCTGGGCCTCGCAGGTGCTGCGTTCAAGAAGGTGTACTACGACCCGACGATGGGGCGGCAGTCTGCACCGTTTATCCCGGCTGAAGACATCATCATGCCGTACGGTGCGTCAAACGTGTACCGTGCCGAGCGCGTCACGCACGTGATGCGTAAGACAAAGAATGACCTGAAGAAGTTGCAGGCCGCAGGGTTCTACCGCGAGGTAGAACTGGGCGAGCCCGTGCGGATCTTCACGGACATCGAGAAGAAGAAAGCCGAAGAAGGTGGCTACACCCTGACCGACGATGATCGGTATCAGGTGATTGAGATTCACGTGGACTGGGACATGCCCGGTTACGAGAGTGAGGATGGGGTGGCATACCCGTACGTCGTCACGATTGATCGGGGGTCACAGAAGGTTCTGGCAATCCGACGTAACTGGGAGGAAGGCGATGAGCGACACCTCAAACGACAGCACTTCGTTCAGTACACTTATATCCCTGGCTTTGGTGCTTATGGCCTTGGCTTCATTCATATTATTGGTGGCTATGCTCGTGCAGGGACCGCGATTATTCGCCAGTTGGTCGATGCGGGAACCCTCAGCAACCTCCCCGGCGGTCTCAAAACCCGAGGTCTCCGAGTCAAAGGCGACGACACGCCCATCGCCCCAGGCGAGTTCCGCGATGTAGATGTACCGTCCGGCTCCATCCGCGACAACATCATGCACCTGCCGTACAAGGAGCCGTCGCAGGTTCTGGCAGCACTGCTTGACAAGATTACCGATGAAGGCCGTCGCCTAGCGGCTATCGCTGATCTGAACATCAGCGACATGTCGGCCCAGGCTCCGGTGGGTACCACCCTGGCTCTGTTGGAGCGCCAACTCAAGACGATGTCGGCTGTGCAGGCCCGCGTGCACGACAGCCTGAAGATGGAGTTCCGTCTGCTCAAGCAGATCATCAGGGACTACATGCCGGAGGACTACTCCTACATTCCCGTGGGTGGCGACCGTGCTGCCAAGCAGGCTGACTATGACCTCGTTGAGGTGATCCCGGTCTCTGATCCCAACGCCTCGACGATGGCGCAGCGGATCATGCAGTACCAAGCCGCTCTCCAGTTGGCTCAAGGTGCCCCGCAGATCTATGACCTGCCGCACCTGCATCGTCAGATGCTTGAGGTCTTGGGTATCAAGAACGCCGACAAGTTGGTGCCGGTCGAGGAGGACCAGAAGCCCCGCGACCCGATCAGCGAGAACATGTCGTTCCTCACGGGCAAGCCCACCAAAGCATTCATCTATCAGGATCATCAGGCACACATCGCCACGCACATGGCGCTGATGCAGGATCCGATGGTGGCCCAGATGATCGGCCAGTCGCCGATGGCGCAGCAGATGGGCGCAGCGATCATGGCTCACATCTCCGAGCACATGGCGTTTGCCTATCGTCAGCAGGTTGAAGAGCAGTTGGGTGTGACGCTCACGGCTCCTGATGCCGAGTTGGACGAGGACACGGAAGTTCAGTTGTCACGTCTGGTGGCGCAGGCTGCACAACAACTGCTCCAGAGCAACGTCCAGAAGGCACAGCAGGCTCAGGCTCAACAGATGGCCCAGAACCCGCAGTTGCAGATGGCGCAGCAAGAACTCGCCCTCAAGGCAGAAGAACTCAAGCGCAAGGAGGCCGACAGTCAGCGTGACTTCCAGATTGCGCAGGAGAAGATCCGCCTGGAGCGCGAGCGCATTGCTGTAGAGATGCAGAAGGAGCAGATGCGTCAGGCCAGTCAGGCTCGTCAGAACGACAAGCGCCTGCGTGCTGACATGATCAAGTCGGTAATGAAGCCCAAGCAGGCACCGAAGCAGTGAAGATAGACAAGAGTTGGCTTGAGTGGATTGCACATAACGCTGCGGCGGGCGTGCAATCTAAAGACCTGATGAAGGTCATGCTTGAGCATAACGTCGATAAGGACGACGCCCGGATTCTGATTGAGTGGGTTACTACAAACCCGCTGATGGGCGCGGTTCAAAGGATGCACAAGAAGCACGAGAAGTTGGCTTCGATGATGCGTAACGTGGGTGCCGTTCAACAGCAGGCTCTCGACATCCAGAAGATTGACACGCCGGATGAAGAAACCTTTTACCGGGAGTATTGGTGCAAGAACCAGCCCGTCATCTTGAAGGGCATGGTAGATGACTGGCAGGCCATGACCAAGTGGACGATGCCTTTCCTGTCGGAGAACTTTGGAGATCAAGTCATTGAGATTCAAGAGAACCGAGAGAAAGACCCGGACTACGAAATCAACAGCATCAACCACAAGAAAAAAGTAACAGTCCGAGAGTTCATTGACCGGATCGGCAAAGGACCGTCGAACGATTTCTACATGACGGCGAACAACCACATCTTTGAGACCGAAGAGATGGGGGTCTTGCTCAATGATGTTGGCAGCGTGCCCTCTTACATCACGCCGCCCAAGGAGCGGGACGGCAATTGGTTCTTGTGGGTCGGACCGGCAGGCACAATCACACCCCTGCACCACGACGAGAACATCATCTTCCATACCCAGATCAAGGGTAGGAAGAGATGGAAGTTGATCTCTCCGATGGACACGCCCAACCTGTACAACCACAGGGCCGTGTTCTCAGAGGTTGATCTATTCAACATCAACTACGACCGGTTCCCGCTCATGCGGGGCGTTCAGGTAGCGGATTTGGTAGTGGAGCCCGGGGAAACGCTATTCCTTCCCCTGGGCTGGTGGCATGGAGTCGAGGCGCTTGAACCCTCGATCTCGGTGTCCTCTGTGGCGTTCAAGTATTCGAACCATTGGAAGTTTAGTAATCCGTAAGGAGCAATCATGGCAACCACTGCGTTCTCCGTGGTTTTGAAAGAGATAGAAGAGCACCGGGAATCCATCGCCCGGGCCTTGATCGACGGTACCGCGAAAGACTTTTCAGAGTACCGAGACATGTGCGGTCAGATCCGAGGTCTCTCGACCGCGCATATGTTTATCAATGACCTTGTGCGAAAGATGGAGCAATCTGAAGATGAGTGAAATCCTCCTGAGTACTGGAGAAGACGCCGTGCCGACCACCCTGCCCGAGACGGCAGAGGAAAAGGCCAAGCAACTTCCCGATCCTTCCACCTACCACCTGCTCTGTGCGCTACCAGAGATTGAAAGGGAGTATGAGAGCGGGATCGTCAAGTCAGGGCAGACCATGCACTTCGAAGAAGTCATGTCCCCTGTACTGTTTGTAATGAAGATGGGGCCGGACGCTTACGGTGATAAGTCCCGCTTCCCCAGCGGACCATCGTGTAAACCTGGGGACTTCGTTCTGGTGCGGCCCAACACGGGCACCCGCGTGAAGATTCACGGCAGGGAGTTCCGCATCATCAACGATGACAGCGTCGAAGCCGTGGTGCAAGACCCACGCGGCATCTCTCGCGCATAAGGAGGTTTACATGCCATTGGATCAAGAAGCATTCAAGTTTCCTGACGAGAAGAAGCAGGAAGAAAAGCCCGACGAGATTCAGTTTGAGATTGAGGGCGAAGGCACCCCCGAGGTTGAGGTCGTAGACGATACGCCTCCCGAGGATCGTGGCCGCGCCCCCATGAAAGAACCTCCCGCTGAAGTAACAGACGAGGAGTTGGCCCAGTATTCAGACGGGGTTAAGAAGCGCATTCAGCACTTCTCTAAGGGCTACCACGAAGAGCGTCGAGCAAAAGAGGCGGCTTTCCGTGAGCGGGAAGAGGCTGTGCGTCTTGCGCAACAACTCATGGAGGAGAACAAGAAACTTCAGAGTTCCCAGGGCCAAACCCAACAAGTACTGCTTGAGCAGGCTAAAAAGGTCGTCGAGAACGAACTCACCGACGCCAAGCGTAGGCTCAAGGAAGCCTATGAGGCGGGTGATTCCGACAAGATGCTAGAGGCGCAGGAGGCGTTAACCGCTGCCAAGATTAGGGCAGATCGGGTAAACAATTTTAAGCCTGCCCCTTTACAACAGGAAAAACCTGCGGTACAACCCGATCCACAACCAGTTCAGCAAGAGCAGGTTCGCGTCGATCCCAAAGCCGCTGCGTGGCAAGAAGCCAATACGTGGTTTGGTACAGACGACGAGATGACCGCCCTTGCACTGACGGTTCATCGAAAACTTGTGGAAAGTGGGGTAAGTCCAAACAGCGACGAGTATTACGACCGCATCAATACGCGGATGCGGCAGGTCTTTCCAGATGCGTTCCCCTCTGAGAAGACTGAGAAGCCCGTAAGAAAGTCCACTGTCGTGGCACCTGCGACCCGAAGCACAGCGCCCAAAAAGATCGTGCTGACCCAGTCCCAAGTAAACATCGCCAAACGGTTAGGACTGACGAATGAGCAGTATGCCCGTGCGGTTGCGGAAGAAATGAGGAAACAAAATGGCTGAGAATCGTATCTCTCGTGAATTGGATACCCGAGCAAAGATGGAGCGTCCCAAGCAGTGGATGCCCCCTGAACTGCTGCCGAGCCCCAACCCCGAGGACGGCTACGAGTTCCGTTGGATCCGTATCAGTACCCTTGGTACCGCTGATCCAGGCCACATTTCCGCAAAACTCCGCGAAGGTTGGGAGCCTGTAAAAGCCTCTGAGCACCCCGAAATCCAGATCATGGCAACTGGGGAAAAACCCCGGTTCCCAGACAGCATCGAGATCGGCGGCCTATTGCTTTGCAAAACACCCAAAGAGTTTGTTGCCCAACGCAACTCGTACTATCAGCGTCAAACTGATGGTCAGATGCAGTCGGTTGACAACGCCTTCATGCGCGAGAACGATCCCCGGATGCCCGTCTTCAAGGAGCGGCGCTCTGAGGTGAAGTTCGGACGCGGTTAAATCATCTTAGGAGTCCAACATGGCTTACCCCTCTGTTGACGCCGCATACGGTTTCAAGCCGATCAATGAACTGAACGGCCTACCCTATGCTGGTGCAATCCGCCAGATTCCGATTGAACG